CCGGAGGAAATTCGTGAGCTGATCGCCGATCTGCGCCACCAGGGGCGCACCATCGACGAAATCCTTTTCCCTCTCCGAGAGATGTTGCCGCAGTCGGAACAGCCCAGTCGCTCGGGCATGGGCCGTCACATCCAACGCATCGACGTGCTGGCCAAGCGGGTCGGCGTCGCCGACGCCATGGCTGACCGGCTGGTTGGCGCCGGCGACGACGGCGCCATCGACCGGATGGTGCGAGCCGGGGCTCGGGCGCTGGGGGCGGTGTTCTTCGACCTGGTGTCGGCAGAAGAAGAAGGCGTCCCGGTCGTCATTGATCCAAAGAACGCTAAGCTGCTGTCCGAGACGTTGCGGAATATCAGCCACGCGCGCCGGATGGACATTGAGACCGTGGCGCGGGCACGAGCGGAAGAGCGCAAGGCGATAATTGCCGAAAAGAAAAAGCAGCTTGATGAACTGGCGGCCAACGCCTCTCCCGGCGCTCTTGATCTGAAGACCCTGGAAGAAGCGCGGCACGCCATGGGGTTTGGTTGATGGCGGAGCCGCTGATTACCTTTCTTCCCTATCAGAAACGCTGGCTGGACGATAGGAGCCGGTTCAAGATCGGCATGTTCGCGCGCCAGACGGGCAAGACCTTTTCGACCTGCGGCGAGATCGTCGACGATTGCGTCCAGGCGATGATCTCGGGACGGCGGGCGCGGTGGATCATCCTGTCGCGCGGCGAGCGGCAGGCCCGGGAGGCGGTGGACGAGGCGATCAAACCATTGTGCCGGGCGTTCTTTATTCTGTATCGCGCGTTCCTTAAAACCGCCCACGCGGTGCAGTTCTCCGAGGACGAGTTCAGGGCCGACGACGCGGTTTACAAGACCTTTGAAGTGACGTTTCCCGACGGCTCTCGTATCACCGCGTTGCCGGCCAATGCCGATACCGCCCGCGGCTTTTCCGCCAACGCCTTCTTGGACGAATTTGCCTTCCACCACGACAGCCGGGCGATCTGGGCGGCGTTGTTTCCGGTGGTGTCGAAAGGGGGTTTGAAGCTGCGTGTCACCAGCACCCCCAACGGTAAGAGCAACAGGTTTTACGAGTTGATGACCGCGACCGATACCGTCTGGTCACGGCACACGGTGACGATCCACCAGGCGGTGGCGGATGGGCTCGACCGGCATATCGACGAACTGCGGGGCGGCCTGGGCGACGACGAATTGTGGCAGCAGGAATACGAGCTGAACTGGCGTGACGAGGCCGGCGCGTGGCTGCCGTTCGATCTGATTTTCGCCTGCGAGGACCCGGACGCGGGCAAGCCGCTGCTCTATCAGGGGGGGCCGGTCTATATCGGCAACGACATCGCGGCCGGCGGCGGTGATCTGTGGGTGGCGTGGGTCTGGGAGCAGGTCGGCGACGTGCTGTGGTGCCGCGAAATCCAGGAACGGCGCCGCGCCAGCTTCGCCGAGCAGGACGCCATCATGGACGACCTGTTCGGCCGCTATCGGGTGGTCAGGCTGGCCATGGACCAGACCGGCATGGGCGAGAAGCCGGTGGAGGACGCGAAAGCGCGCTACGGGGACGCCCGGGTCGAGGGCATCCATTTTACCGCGCCGGCCAAGCTCTCGCTCGCGGGCCTGGGCAAGGCGCGGTTCGAGGACCGGAAGGTGCGGGTTCCGGCGGGCAATATCGCGCTGCGCGCCGATCTCCACAGCCTGATCAAGCTGGTCGGCGCCACCGGCCTGGTGCGCTTCGTGGCGCCCCGCGAAGGCGGCAGCCACGCCGACCGGACCTGGGCGGCCTTCCTGGGGATATCCGCGGCGGATGTCGGCACGGTGCCGATCGAGTTCGCGGCCGGGCCGCCGCGGGAGAGCGTCGCCGCCTTCGGGCCAACGGCGGACGGCCGCGGAGACTCTCACGAGGATTTCAGCGGGCCGTCAGGCTTTCACGGGTGGATACGACCATGACCGACACGTCGACTGTTCCCGACTTTTCCGCAATCGCCACCATCGGGAACGATATTACCCGGGGGTTGGTACTGCCCGACCTGCCGTTGCCGCCCCTCGACATGATCCTGGCTCAAAGGGGGGGGGACTACCGGGCGTGGGATTGGGTGGCGACGGATCCGCTGGTGAAATCCTGTTTCCAGCAACGCCAGTTGGCGCTGGTGTCGCGGCCGTGGACGGTCGAGCCGGGCGGTTCCTCGGCGTTGGACCGGGCGGCGGCCGACAGTCTCAAGGCGCAACTGGATCACATCGGCTGGAACCGGGTCACGGCGAGGATGTTGTACGGACTTTTGTACGGGTTTTCGGTCGCGGAGACGCTCTATGCCCGGGACGGCGGAGAGATCGTGCTCGACCAGCTTAAGGTGCGCCGCCAGCGCCGGTTCTGCTTCGACGGCACCGGGCGGCTGCGGCTGCGCACGCTCGGGGCACCGTTCGGGATGCCGTTGCCGGACGCCAAATTCTGGACGTTTTCCTGCGGTTCCGACCATGATGACGACCCCTACGGGGTGGGACTCTGTTCCTGGCTCTACTGGCCGGTGTGGTTCCGCAGGGGCGGCCTCAAGGCGTTCCTGCGTTATCTCGAAAAATACGCCCAGCCGACGGTGATCGGCACCTATCCCCCTACAGCCTCGGAGGCCGAAAAGGACCGGTTGCTGGAGGCGGCCTACGCGGTCGCCTCCAGCACCGCGGTGCGCCTGCCCGAGGGCAACACCATCAAATTGCTGGAGGCCGCGCGCGGCGGCCAGGCCAATTACGGCCAGCTTGACGATCTGATGCGGGACACGATTACGTTGGTGATCCTCAGTCAGACCATGACCAGCCACAACGGCAGTTCGCTTTCTCAGGCAAAGGTCCACGAGGGCGTAAAACTTGAGGTGGTCCAGTCCGACGGCGAGATGATTGCGGAGTCGTTCCACGACGGCCCGGCGACTTGGCTCACGTCCTGGAACTATCCCGGGGCCGCGGTGCCGGTGGTGCGGCGCATCGTCGAGGACGCCCCTGATCGGGCGGCGCTGGCCAACACCGACGTTGCTCTCGCCGGCATCGGCTGGCGCCGCACCCCTGAGGATTTCGCCAAGACCTTTGGCGATGGCTATATTTACAGCCCTCCGGTCCAGCCGGCGCCCCCGGCGCCGGGGACGGCGCCGGCCGATCTCGATCCGGCATTCGCGGAACCCGACGGCAGCGTCTCGCCGCTGAACGCGCTGTTGCACGCCTATGTCGGGCAACTGGCTGACACCGCCGATCCCGCGGTGGCGGCGATGATTTTGGAGGTGCGCCAGCTCGCCGGGAGTTGCACGACACTGGAGGAACTGCGTGACCAACTGCTGACGCTCTATCCCCGGCTGGACGTGACGCCGCTGGCGGCGGCGTTGCAGCCGGCGCTCACCGCCGCCGATCTGGCCGGACGTGCCAACGCCGCGGGCAGCGAGTAGCGGGCGATGGCGGTTTTCGGGGTCTCGCTGCCGTTCCGCGAACAGATCGCGTATTTTGCGCAAAAGCTCAATTTGCCGACCGGCCACTGGACCGATATTTTTCATGGCGAACATGCGCGCGCCTTCGTGGTGGCGGGCGCCAATCGGGACGCGATCGTCGAGGATTTCCGGGCCAGCCTGACCAAGGTCACCGACGAAGGGATGGCTTACGATCAGTTTCTCAAGGACTTCGACCGCATCGTCGAGACCCATGGCTGGTCGTACCGCGGCGGCCGGAACTGGCGGTCGCGGGTGATCTATCAGACCAACGTCGCCACCAGTTGGGCGGCCGGCCGCTACAAGCAGATGACCGACCCGGCGGTGCGGTCCTATATGCCGTACTGGCGCTATCGCCACTGCGACACCGTGGTCCATCCGCGCCTGCAGCATCTGGCTTGGAACGGCCTGGTGCTGCCGTGGGACGACGGGTGGTGGCAGACTCACTATCCGCCCAACGGCTGGGGCTGTCACTGCTGGGTGGAACCGCTCTCGCGGCGCGACTTGGCGCGTCTCGGCAAGACCGGTCCCGATCCGGCCCCGGCGATCAATTGGACGGAACGCCGGATCAATACCCCGACCGGGCCGGTGACGATGAAGGTGCCGGAAGGCATCGACCCGGGCTGGGGCTACAATGTCGGCGAAGCGGCGTGGGGACGGTCGGAACAGGCGTTGCTGATGGAGCAGGCGGCGGCGTGGCGGCCGACCGAGGTGCCCCGGCGCGCGGCCGAAGCGAATGCGCCGCCGCTGCCCGATCTGCCGGTGGACGCGCCTCGCGCCGCTCTCGCCCATCCGGTGCCCCGGGGTGACGTGACGGCGCTCCGGGCCGCGCTCCGCCGCGCCATCGGCGGCGACGCGGCCGACTTCACGGATCCTCGGGGCGAGCCGGTACGGATCACCCAGGCAGTGGCGGATCACGTCATCGAGGCTCCGGACAAACGGTGGGACGGCCGCGAGGCCTTTTGGCCGTTGATCCCCGAGCTGGTCACCGACCCCGCCGAAGTTTGGGTGGACTTCGCCGGCAACGCAGCCTCGGGCCGCGTTGCCGTGCGGCGGCGGTATGTCAAGGTGATCAAGCTGGGCAAAGTGCGCTCGCTTGGTCTGGTCGCCGACGCGGTGGACGGCTACTGGGTGGCGCTGACCCTGTTCCGCGGGAAGCCGGATTACGCCGACACCTTGCGCACAGGCGTGCGGTTGTGGGGGCGCCCCGAGGGGTGAGGGCTACGGTCGCCCGCGCGCGCCGCCCCGCCCGGCAGCCGGCCAGCGGTGCGCGGCCCGGCCGGTGCCTGCAAGTCTCAATATAGGATATCCGGGCCAGCGAGGCAACAGCGCGGCCGGGAACCGGCCTTTGCCGCGCCGTTAAAGGGGTTTTTAAACGGGTCCGGCGATCGGGACGGGGTTTGCTACCCTCCCGCGCCCGGACGCGCCAGCGGGGCTCTCTCGTGGTTTTTCCTGGCGGCTCCCCCGGAAGGGTTCCGGGGTGTTGGGAGGGTGCCCGGCGCCCATGGTGCGATCGCAACCGCCCTCACGCGCCAGAACGAAGATGCCCCCAGCAACGCTAACCCCGGCCGACCCCGAGATCGAGATATTTGCCGCCGGCACCCACACCGCCGCGAGCGGCGTAGCCATCACCATGACGCCGGCCGACCTCGCCGGGATTGCGGCGGCCTACGACCCGGGGCGCCACGAGGCGCCGCTGGTGATCGGGCACCCCACCACCAACGGACCGGCCTACGGCTGGGTCCAGCAACTGCGGGTCACTGGCGACCGGTTACTGGCGCGCCCGCACCAGGTCAATCCCGAATTCGCGGAACTGGTGCGCAGCGGCGCATACAAAAAGCGCTCGGCGTCGTTCTGGGGACCGTCCGCGCCCGGCAACCCGACGCCGGGCCGGTTTGCGCTGCGGCATGTGGGGTTTCTCGGCGCGATGCCGCCGGCGGTGAAGGGGCTGAAGGCGTGCAACTTTGCCGATGGCGACGACGTCACGGTGTTTGAATTCGCGGATCAGCCGCGGGAGGAGGAGCGCAGGATGGATGAGGATATGAAAAAACGGCTTGAGGCGGCCGAAGCGAAAGCGCAGGCGGCCGAGGACAAACTTCGAACGTCGGAGGCCGATAAGGCCAGGTTGGCGGCGGTCATTACCGACTTCGCGGAGCGCGACCGGACCAACCGCCGGGCGGCTGACCGGGTGCGTCTCGACGGGCTGCTCAAAGAGGGCCGGGTGCTGCCGCGCGAGACGGCAGCCCTCGGAGCGCTGGTGCAATTCCTGGGCGGGGTCCCGGACGGCGTCGTCGAGTTCTCCGAGGGCGACGGCACCGCCAAAGTTACGATGGGCGCCACGGACCTGCTGTTCGACCTGCTGGGAAAACGCCCGAAGATCGTTTCGTTCCAGGAGCACGCCCCCGCCGCCGGTGGCGGCACAATCGACTTTTCGGACCCCATCGCGATTGCCGACGCCGCCGCAGCCTACGAGGCGCAGATGTCGAGCCGTGGCACTCCCGTAACCAGCAGCGCCGCGGTGTTGCATGTAATGAAGGGGCGCCCGTGAATTTTCTGCGTCCAGTCCAGACCGTCACCGCCCAGGGGCCGGTGCATCATCGCCAGATCGTGGCCTGGGGCACCGGCGACGGCACCGGCAAGGCCGCGACGGGGCCGCTCGACGCGATCGTCGGCATTGCCGATTATCCGGGAGGCGCCTGCGACACCGGCCGCGTCGATGTGGTGCGGGCCGGCATCACCGAGGTGGTGCTGGGCGCCCCCGTCACCCGGGGCGACCCGTTGACCTCGGACGCCGCCGGCTGCGCGGTGACCGCGGCCCATCACGGCCATCCCGAGAACCTGGCGGCGGTCTACACCCAGAACGCCACCACCGGCGCCGCGACCTACGGGCGCATCGTCGGCTACGCCGAAATCAGCGGGGTCGCCGGCGACGTCATCACCGTCCTGGTTGCCCCTGGCCTGATCTGAGGAGCTTGCGATGCCCCCCCTTTCCGCCTCCAGTGGAACCCCGTTCGTCGTCCAGCCGGCCCTCACCGCCGTCGCGCTGAGGCGCCGAAATCCCGTCTACATGCTCATTGCCGACAACGTCATGCCGCGCCTCGCCGCACTCGGTACCAAACGGTTCCGATGGCTGGAATACGCGCCCGGCGAGAATATGACGGTGCCGGACACCCGGGTCGGCCGCAAGGGCTCGCCCGCCCGCGTCGAAATGACCGCGGTGGAACATTTCGACGAATGCCTGGATTACGGCATCGAGGACTCGATCCCACTCGACGACGTGGCCCAGGCGGCAGCCTCGCTCGCCGGCGGGGGTTTTGCCATCGATCCCGAGGTGCGGGCGGTCGAGGCGCTCACCGATCTGATGGACCTCGATCGCGAGGTGCGGGTCGCGGCGGTCGCCTGCAATCCGGCATCGTATCTGCCGGCCAACGTTCTGACGCTTGCCGGAAACCAGCAATTCAGCGACTTCGCCGACTCCAATCCAATCGATACCATCCTTGGCCTGATGGATCAGATGCTGTTTCAGCCGACGAGCATCACCATGGGCCAGGCGGTCTGGACGGTGCTGCGCCAACACCCGAAGGTGGTCATGGGCGTCTTGGGCAATGCCGGTTACTCCGGGGTGGTCAGTCGTCAGCAGGTCGCCGACCTTCTCGAAGTAAAAAGCATCAATGTCGGGGCGGCCTGGGCCAACAGCGCGCGCCCGGGGCAGCCGGTGACCAGACAAAGGGTCTGGGGCAAGAGTCTATCCATGCACTTCGTTGACCCGACGGTCACCGCCGATACCGGTGTGACCTGGGGGTTCACGCAGCAATACGCCAACAACGGCGCGGTCAAGTATGCCTCGACCCGGATCGAGCCGCTGGGCCTGCGCGGGGCCACCGTAATCCGGGTCGGCGAAACCGTAAAGGAGTTGGTCTGCGCTCCCGACTGCGGCGCCCTCATTCTCAATGCGGTGGCGTGATGTACGCCAGCCAACAGGACCTGACCGATCGGTGCGGCCTTACCGAGATGACCACCTACGCCAGTGACGGCGCCGGTGGCGTGGACGCCGCCAAGGTCGCGGGTGCGCTCGGCGACGCCGACGCGCTGATCGACCGGCATCTGGCCAGCCGCTACCGGTTGCCGCTGTCGGCGCCCGACGCCGGCCTGACCCGGATCGCCTGCGACGTCGCCCGCTACGCGCTGCGGGGCGACGAACTCAAGCCCGACAGCATCATCGCGGTCAATTATCAGACCGCGCTGCGGCAGTTGCTGGCGCTCGCCGCCGGAGTGACCCAGCTTCAAGCTGCCGGGCTGGCGTTGCCTGAGGCGCCCGGCAGCGGGGTGGCGTTCCGACAGGCGCCCCGGGTCTGTCGGGGCTGGCCTCTGGACGACCACTGTTTCGGCGGGGAGGACCGGAACCTGTGACCGGCGCCCGCGTCACCATCACCGTCGACGACGCCGAGGTCCAGGCGGCGCTGGCCCGGCTGGCCTCGGCCGGCGACGATCTCAGCGCGCCCATGAAGATGGTCGCCCAGAAATTGCTGGTGTCGACCCGGGACCGGTTTGCGAGCCAGGGCGCCCCGGACGGCACGCCTTGGGCGCCGATCAGCGCGGCGTGGAGGACGCGCAAGGAGCAGAAGGGCTGGAGCCCGCTCATTCTGGTCATGCGCCACGACCTGTCCACCAACATCGCCAGCCGATCGGACGCCACCAGCGCGGAGATCGGCTCGTCGTTGCCCTATGCCGGCATCATGCAGTTCGGGGGCACGATCCAGCACGCGGCGCGCAGCCGGATGCAGGCGTGGACGGTGAAGAAGAAACGCGACGACAACTGGGCCGACGGTTACCGCTATGACTGGAAGTTCGCGACGCAGAAGAAGGCGAATTTCGAGTGCTCGGTCGACATCGGCGCCTTCGTGCAGACCGTCGTCGCGCGTCCGTGGCTTGGGGTCAGCCCCGACGACCGGGCGCGCATCATCGAAATATTTTCGGATTTTTTTGCCGGGACGGGAGGGGCTCATGTTGGCTGACGTCATCGCGCGCGTAGGCGCCGAAGTGCCGGCGCTCAAAGAGGTATCGGGAGCCGCGGCGTGGATTGACGCCATGAGCCACGCGCCCCCGCTCAACCGGCTGCCCCTGGCCTACGTCGTCCCGGTGGCCGATATGGCCGAGTCCAATACCCGGATCGGTGAGGTCTGTCAGTTAGCCCATCTCCATTTCGGCGTGGTGCTGGTGGTGGGGCCGAGCGTGGCCGACGCCCGGGGCGGCAACCAGGCTATCGCGATCGAGGGCCTGCGCGCCGCGATCAAGGGGGCGCTGATCGGCTGGCAACCGCCCGAAGCCGAGACGCCGGTGCAGTACACGCATGGACAGATGCTGGGATTGGATGGCCAAACCCTCTGGTGGGCCGACGGGTTCCAGGCCACCGTTACATTGAGAGGATAACTCGTGGCACACCTACCACTTGCCACTTCCGGCGGCATCTGGCGCATCGACGAGCACACCGGTCTGCCGGTGCTGGTCGATCCGCCCACCGACCACCATCCGGCGCCCCCGGCAAACCCGGCCGCCCATCCGGCGCCGGTGCTCCCGGTGCCCGCTTCCGAGGAGACCCACCCGTGAGTCCCTATACCGGCAAAATCCACCAGGCGCCGCAGCTGATCCTGGCTGCGGTCGAGACCAGCTACGGCACCGACGTGGTGCCGGTCACGGCCAACGTGGTCCGCGCCTACGACGTGCAGATCGACGTGCTCAAAAGCACCATCATAACGCGCAACGAAGTGCGGCCGTTCCAGGGTGCCCAGTTGCGCACCCCGTCCCAGATCAACCGTGGCCTCAAATTCAAGGTCGAGGCCCAGGGGTCGGGCAACGCGGCGACTGCCCCGGCCTATACCGCGCTGCTGCGCGCAGCGAAACTGGCGGCGACCAGCGTTGCCGGGCTGGCGACCATCGTCTCCACGGCGCCGGTCCCGGTGAGCGCACCGGCGCCCCCCGCCGGGGCCTGGACGTTCACCAAGAGCACCGCCTACGCCGGGCTGTGGGACAGTACCGTCACGATCGTCTGCACCACCCCGGGAGCCAGCGGGGTTGCGGTGGCGACGCTCTCGGCCCCGGCCAGCCCGGACGGCAGCGTGCCGGCCTGGTCCAGCCCGGGGGTGGTGGTAACCAACAACACGCCGCTGACGCTGCCGGGCGGCGCGAAGGTCCTTCCGACCATCGCCACGCCCTGGGCGGCCGGCGACACCTGGACGATCGCGTTGACGCCGCCCGGCACCGTGTTCGCCCCGGTCTCGACCAATTTTGATTCGATGACCCTCTATTACTATGGGGACCAGGGGGACCTGCGACGGCTGACCGGGGTTCGGGGCTCGGTGGCGCTGACGGTCGAGGCCGGCATTCCCTATTGGGATTTCACATACATCGGCCTCTATAACCCGGCCCAGACTGCGGTGATGCCGATCAGCGTCGACCGCTCGGCGTGGCTGTCCGCGGCGATCGCCAGCCCGCGCACGGTGCCCTATTTCGGGGCGCTGGGGGTGCAGCCGGTGTTCAAGACGGCGACGTTCGATCTCCAGGCCAAGACGAGCTTTGCCGCCCGGGTCAATCAGGAATTTGTTAATCAGGAGGACCACGACGCCCAGGCCAAGATTACCTGGGACGCGCTGCCGGTCTCGGTCCTGGACCTGGAGGACGCCATCACCCAGGGGACGACTACGACGCTGGACCTGCGGCTTGGGACCGCCGCCGGCTTCGCGATCCACGTCCACGCCGGCACCGCGTCGGCCACCGGCTATACGCTGGCCTACGACGCCGGTATTGCCACCCACGCGGTGGACCTCTCGCTCTACCCGGTGCTGGGGGGCGACGATATCAGTTTCAAGGTGATGTAAACGACAAGAGCCACGACGGTTAACCACCGTTTATCGGGAGACAGAAAATGGCGTTTCGGCCTGTAAAAAATCTTGAGGTCACGCTGGCGATCAGCGCCAGACACACCGGAGCCGGGGTTAACGGCGCCGATCATACCGTCACGGTCACGGGCCGCATCCTGCGCAATTCCGAGGCGGCGGCGTTCCTGGACGGCCTGCGGGCGCCCGCGGTGCGCGCCGAGGGCGTGAGCGACGCCGACTGGCTCGCCGTCCAGACCGCGCGCGCCCGGCGGCTGGCAAACTCCGACGCCGAGTTCATGAAGCGGGTGATCATCGGCTGGGACGCCGACAGCGGCATCGAGGACGAGGACGGCCGGCCGCTGCCGTTTTCGCCGGCCGCTTTGGACCTGGTGCTCGATCACCCCTGGTTCCTCGCCGCCGCCGTCCAGGCCTACAACCGGGCGCTCTCGGGCGCGCGCGCGGGAAACTGAGGGAGGCCGGCAGGCGCTGGGTGACGGGCGCGGGGGCGCCCGAGCCCGGGCGGCTGGCGGCCCAACTCCGGCAGGCCGGGTTCGGCGAAGCGGAAATCGCCGCTCAGGTGGCAAACGCGCCGTCGGGGGTTCCGATCCTCGAAGAGGCGTGGGCGGCGTTCTGCCTGTTCGTGCGCGCGCCCTGGCGACGGTCGCTGTGGGACGGCACGCCGGTAGGTTTGGACTGGCCCCAGGCCGAGAGTCTGGCGCGCGCACTCGCCGTCCCCTGGAACGCTGAGACGCTGGATGATCTGACCGCGCTGGAGGCGGGCGCGCTGGAGGCGGTGCGCGATCGTCGCCGATAGGAGTGTATAATGGCCGGCGCCAACGAGTTGACGGTTGCCCTCAGGATTACCGGCGACGCCAGCGGCCTGAAGGGCGCGACGGACGAGGCGACGGCCGACCTCGCCAAGGTGCGGGACGAGGCGGCGCGGACCGAAACCGCGTTCGCGCCGGCCAACGGTCCGGGCATCCTGAACCGCCAGCCGCTTGACCGGCCGTCGCTGCCCGACGGCACCGACGAACTGGCCAAACTGGATCGGGCTCTTGACGGGGTGCTGTCCCGGCTCGACCCGGTCTACGCCGCCACCAAACGCTACACGACGGCAGTCGACGCACTCAACGAGGGCCTCGAACGCGGTCTGATCGGCGAGCCCCAGTGGGTGAGCGCCATGCAGGGGGCGCAGGCCGAACTGGAGCGGGCGGCGCCTTCCGGTATCGCGCAAGGGGGCGCGGCAGCCGACGACGCGCGTTTCGCGGCGCTGGCACGCCGCGCCGCCGAACGGGGCGCCCGGAACAACGCCGGGCGTCCGGCCGAAGCAGCGCATCCCGCGACCGGTATCGGCGAGGAGATCGCGGAGACGGCGCTGCCCTCCGGGGTGCTGGCCACCGGGGTCACCCACGCCGAACTGATGCCGGACGCGGCCAAGGGGGCGGCGGCCGCCCGTGGCTACGGCACCGAGTTGCTCCAGCTCGATCGCCAGATCGGCTACGTCAGCGCCGCGACCTCGACCTGGCAGTTGGGACAGGCCAAACTGAACGACCTGTTGGCCGCGGGCGCGATCACCGCTGCCGAACATGCCGAGCGGGTTGCCTTCCTCCGGGCGGCCTATGAGACCGGCGCCAGCGCTGCCGAACATTTGGGGCATGGGACCGCCGGCGTCACGCGGGAATTACTGGTGCTGGGCCACGAGGGGGTGGCCGGCAACTTCGCCCGCATCCCGGGCAGCCTGATGGTATTGGGCGAGCGTTTCGACGCGGTCGGGGCTGCCATACGGGCGGTCGGGGTCGGCGGCGTGGCGGCCGGGGTGTTGCTGGTGGGGGCGCTGGCCACGGTGACGGCGGCGGCGCTGGGGGGCGCCGAGCAGATCCGGCGTCTCGACGCCGCGATCAAGGCCAGCGGGGGCGCCGTCGGCCTGCGCGGCAGCCAGGTCGATCAGATCGCGACCCAGGCCGCGGCGGCAGGGCACCAGTCGTCGGGGACCTACCACGACGTCGCGCTGGCGGCGATCGGCAGCGGCCAGATCGACAGTGCGGTATTGCCCCAACTGCTGGGCGTCACCGCCGACTACGCCGCCGGGACCGGCCAGGACGCCGATAAGGCCGGGCACGAGCTGGTCGCGGATCTGGCAAACCCGACCGCCGCCGCGGCGCGCCTCACCGAGCAGTACCACCTGCTGAGCGCCGCCGAACTGGAGCATATCGAACGGCTGCAACGGCAGGGCGACCTGGAAGGCGCGCAAATGGCGCTCCTCGACGGGATCAATCGCCGGTTCAAGGGGGCGGCCGACGAGGGGCTGAGCGATTTCGACCGGGTACTTCGGAAAATCGGCGACAAAATGCGTCCCATTGGGGACGGAATGGCGGCTCTCGGCAAGCCGACGGCTGTCGAGCAGATGATCGCGGCGCAACGGGCCAAGTTGGCTCAAACGGGCACAGACAACATCGCGGTGGGAGATGATGCGGCGTTGGGGGACGGCGGTGGTCCAACCCTGCACGATTACCAGCACCTGGACCAGCTGGTCACCTGGCAGGCCGAGCGTGACGTCGAGGCGCGCCTCAAAGAAGAAAGTGCGGGACGTCAAACCAGCATCAATGCCGGTTTGGACCTGTCCAATACGTTGGATCCCGACGCGGCTAACCAGAAACGGCTTGTCGATCAGAGTATTGCGGCCCAGCACGCGCTTCAGGCGTTCAAGGACGAATATCCCGACCTTGGCCCCCACAACCTCGGGACGGACGGGATCGCCTATGGGCTGGCCGATCAATTCGCGCGGTTGGCCCGGAGCGCCGAGGCCGCGTTGCTTCAGGTGCGCAATTACCGCACCCAATTGCAGCAACTCCAACAGCAGCACACCGATATCGAGGCGCTGGCCGGGGTGCCGGCGGGACAGCAGCGCCAGTTGGCCGAGACCCACCAGTCGGCCCTGAGGCAGTATCAGGCCGACCCCGATGGCGTCGCCGACGCCGACCAGGCCCGGGACAACGCCGCGGCCGGGATGGCCACCGCGGCCCGCGACGGCGCGGCCGAGACCGAACGCGGGACCCAGGCGATGCTGCGGCTCGCCGAGGCCACCCGGGGCGGGGCCGCGGCGGCGCGCGAGGCGGCGCTCGCCAACCAGATCGAGGCCGAGACCGCGAAGGCGTTGCCGGGATTGCAGCGCCAGATCGCCGGCGCCCTGATCGCCCGCGACGCCGCCGAGCGCAAACTGGGGGAGGCCCAGGCGATCGCCGGGGCCGAGGAGCAGCAGCTGGCCGGCGCGATGGCGCTCTACGGGGTGACCGGTCAGGCCGCAGACCTGGAACGGCTGGTCGGCCTGGAGCAACGGCGCGCCGAGGCGCTGGCGCACTCCAACCAGCAACTGGACGCCACGGTGGCGCGGCTCGGCGCCGTCCAGAGCGCCGCGGGGGATGCCACGGGCGGTGTGGACCGGCTGGTCGCGGCGGTGATCAAGGTCGAGAGCCGCGGCAACAACAGCGAGGTCAGCCACGCCCACGACGGTCCCTATTACGGGTTGATGCAGGTCGGCCACGCCGCCGCCGCGGACGTTGGTTTTGGGGACGCCGACCTCACCGACCCCAAAACCAATGTCGCGGCCGGCACTGCGTATCTGCAGAAGATGGTTCGCGATCAGGGCTCGACCCCGTGGGGACTGGCCGCCTACAACGCCGGACCGGGACCGGTGGGCCAGTGGCGCCAGCAGGGTTTGACCGTCGACCAGATCCCCTGGGCCGAAACCAGGGATTACGTCCGGCAGGTCACCGCGGCGATGGGCGAGCAGGTCGGGACCGCCGACAATCTGGCCGGTGCCCAGACCCGGGTCGCGACCGCGCTCACGGCGCACGGCGCCGCGCTCTCGGCCGACGCCCCGCTGACCGAGGCCGACCGCGCCGCCAACGCGGCCCTGGCGGACGTCTACCGGACGGCGGCCGGTGCGGCCGGCGCCACCAACCAGACGCTCCGCGACGCCGAACTGGTGATGGCGGCGCACAAGGCGGCCACCGACGGCTCGCGGGCGTCCTTCGAGGGGTTGCTGCAGGCGATGCGGGACGGCGCGACGCTCAAGGCGACCGCCGATCTCAATAGCCAGATCGACGCCCTCAATCGCGAGACCAGCATCTTGCAACAGCAGGTGGCGATCCGTCAGCAACTCGGCTACGGCCCGGAGGGCGATGCCGCGGTCAAGGCGCGCGGGAACGCCGCGGCGGCACAGGCGGCGGCGGCCGGCTCAAACGACCCGCAGGGGCTGGCGGCCAAATGGCTGGCGGCGACGAATGCTGCCGATGATTACAACAAACAACTCCAGGACGGCGAGCAAGAATACAAGAAACACCAGGACGCGCTGAACGACATCGCCCGGCTTGGCGAAAGCTCTTTTGACCGGATCGGAGGCGCCATTACCCAGGCGTTCGTCCAGGGTCAGGGCGGCGCGCTCGGTTTCAAAACAGTTTTGAAGGGCGTCTTCTCCGAGATCGAACAGGACGTGATCAAGCTCGGGGTGATCAATCCCATCGAGAATTGGATGCTGGGCTCCGACGCCAAGAAGGCGCGCCCGACCCTCAATGACCTGGTGGGTGCGGACGGCGCCGCTTCGTCGGCCGGCGGTTCCGACGGCTCCGTCAGCAGCACCAGCCTGTTCGCGGCGCTGTTCGGCGACTCGTCGTCGTCGAGCCCGGGGCTGCTCCTCGCCCCCCAGAGCGACGGCACGCTGTTGGTGAGTTCCGGCGCCGACGCCGGGGCCGCGGCGAACGCCAATACCCCGGGGTCGGGGGGCACCGTTGACCTGTCGTCCCTGACCAAACTGCTTTCCGGCTCGGACGGTTCCCGGTTGTCGGACACCCTTGACGACGCCTGGTCGGGCAGTTGGCTGCAATCGCTGTTTGGCGGCGGCGACGCGGCGTCGGTGCCGCTCTCGAGCTGGGGCGTCGACGCCACGCCCGACTGGTCGACGATTTCGGTGGGATCGGATCAGGCGCTGGCGACGCAAGGCGCGCTTGACGACGTGCCGGCGACCGACGGATTCGGGGTCGGTTCGGGGTCGGCGTTCGCCCCGGGCGGCCTTGCGGCCGGCAGCGCGTTTGCGCCCGCCACCGACAGCGGCGCGCTGGCGACCGCGGCCGGCAGCGGCGGCTTCATGGCCGGCGCCGGCCCCTACGCGCTCGGCGGCATGGCGGCGAGCCTGCTCGGCAACGCCATCGGCGGCACCGGGGGAGCGGTCCTTTCGGGCGCCGGCCAGGGCGCCGGCATGGGGGCGGCGCTGGGGTCGGTCATTCCCGGGGTCGGCACGGCGATCGGCGCGTTGGGGGGTGCGCTGGTGGGCGGCATCACCGGGCTGTTCGGCAACAGCACGCCGTCGGTCGGCCCCAACGGGGGGACGCGGGTGGCGTTCGACGGCGGCACCGGCCAGTTCGTAAGTGGGTTGTCGGGCGGCGACAACGGCTTTAACCCCTCCCAGACCACCGCCGAAGCCAAACAACTCGCCTCCGCCCTCAATCAACTGGTGGTCGGGGACAATCTGTCGGTCGACACCACGGCGCTGACCGGGATGGGACAACAGGCCGATATCCAGCAGGGCGGAACGCAAGGGGTTTCGGGAGCGCCGGCGGGTCAGACGGCGGATCAGGTGATCAACAATATGTTGGGGGCCGGGGTGTTTTCCGGCAGCGGGGCGGTCGGAACCTCGCTCGATTACCTGACCGGGCAGGCCGCCAACGATAACCCAATCGGTCTACAAAGCCTTCAGACGGCACTCAATTTTGCCCAAGCGCTGCAGACCGCGACCGACGCCGCCGACACGTTCGGAAGCGGCCTGAGCGGGGCCACCGATGCGGCCAAGAACAGCGCGGACGCCAACACTCAGACGATCAAGGGGCAACTGAGCACCGCCGAAACCAGCGGCGTCGAGAGCCAGTGGCAGTCCACCGAGCAACTGTCGCTCAAGAATCAGGTCACGTCGCTGACCGACGCGACCCCGACCACCTCGCTGGGCAAATCGCTGGCGACGCTCCAGGGGCAAATCGCGGGGGTGGCCGACAACGCGGCGGCGGCCGGGGTCACGCTCGATCAGGGCCAGATCAACGCGCAGCTGACCTCCTGGCTGCAATCGCAGATCACCCAGGCGCTGGGGGGAACCGGCGCCGCGGCGTCGACCGGCACCGCCTACGTCGCCGAAAACGCCGCCAACGACTCGGTGCTGACGGCGGCCGGGGCGTCGACGGGCGCGTCGGATCAATTGCTTCAAAATGAACTGACCAAGCTGCTGGCCGGGATGGATCCGGCGGTGGCGGCGCAGTTTGCCCAGCAACAGGGGGGCGCCGTGGCCACCGCCTGGGGCAATATGGCGCAGGCGCCGTCGGGCTATACCGTCCGCCGGACCCAGGCCACCCAGTCCCTCACCGCGGTCGATCAGGGCAGCGGCAGCGTGGCTGCGGTCGATCAGGCGCAGACGGTCGCCAATCTGCAACGGCAGGTAAGCCAAACCCAAGAACTGAACGCCGCCACCGACGATTACACGCGTAGCCTGATCGAGCAGACCCAGGCCGAAGAAAACGCCGCGGCAACAGCGCAGCAGGCGCAGCAACTTCAGCAAATACAGAACCAGCAACAGGTCAACACCGATAATCTCTCGGCGCGGGCGGCCTCGGCAAGCGGAGACTCCGCCGACGCCCAAACGATCAAGCTCGATGTGCAGCACGAGCAGGAGCTTGATCAGGCGCGGACCGACGGCATGACGGATATCGATCAGTTGATCGCCGTTCAGGACAGCGA